CACCAACACCAAGACAGAAACTTTCTGGATGGCGGACGCCAACGTCAACCCATTTACGGGCAATAATTCTTACCGCCCCGTTGACTGCCAGGGTGTAAGGATCGACAACCAAGTCGGTTGCGCCGCCTGCAAACTGGCCGATCAGAATGTCATTCCAGTTCCCGAAAAACACAGCCGTCGCAATCGTGGTTGCTGTTCCGTGAGTTAGGTTCCCGGCAATCTGGTTTGTGACTTCGGCTCGGTAGCCGTTCACAGTGTTTCCAGGTTCCCAGATCTTGATTCCCGTGGAGGCGAACTGTGCAGTTGTCTTGCACGCTCCGCGCTCTTTCGGGCGCATCAGATATCCGATTGACCCTGTGTCCGCGTTGTCGGTGGCAATCTCGGTTTCGAGACTCACCAAGAACGGGTAGAGGCTGGTAGTCAGCCCTGCCGCGCTCAAGTAAGCCACCGAAACGGTGTTGATTCCGGTTGTGCCAGCAATGCCAGTCGGCTGACCGTAGCCAGGACCGTGAAGCGCAGCCCGATCAATCGCCAAGGCGATGATGTTCATGATGTCATCGCGGATGAGCGAGTCGATGCTCGGATTACTGGTCATCAGCAATTGCTTTGAATACTGCTGAAATGCGCTCACCGCGTAGGGGGTCAGCGTCATCTGGGTGAAGTTGCCAGTGGACAACGTCGCAGCGACGGTCTCAGCAACCCAATTCGCAGTGCCCGCAGCGTTCGCCCGTGGGATGGTCACAGGACCATTGAGGTTGAGGATGCGAGCGCCCATAGCGGCAACCTTGGCTTTGTTCCGCAGCAACTCGATGAACTGGTCACCGAGATTCTGGGTGTCAACCACCATGCCGCCGAGCGTGCCGGTTCCGGCGATGAAGTTACGAGCGAAAGCTTCCTGGGGCACCCAGAAACCTTGTGCGCGTTCGCCGGTCTTGAGCGCGACTTCGTCACTCATTTCCCTCTCGAAACCAGTCAGCTTGTTCTCGAGCTGGCCCTTGATTGCGCGGGTAAGGGAATACCGTTGCCAATCGGCAGGCTTGACCCCGGAGAGCAATGGCTTCTCCATCGGCTTGACTTCGGGGAGCTTGGTAAGCGCGATTGCGCGAAACTCCGCGAGCGACTTGCCTTCGGTGATGGCCTGGGAGGCGAGCTCGTCGATGTTCTCAACTTTGCCGCGCAAGTTCTTTGCTACGGCGATAATTTCGGCAGCCTCCTTCTGGTAGGAAGGGACGGCAGCCGGTTTGTTTTCTTCTGGCATAATTTCAATTCTCCGATTTGCCTCGGGTGTTTTATTGCGTCCAATGCCAACCGAGGCGTCTGCGGGCACAGAGACGATGGAGACTTCGTAAGGCTGCCAGCTAAATCTGACGGTTTCCATACCGTCAACAATCTCGCTTCCTACCTCTTTAATGCGACGATAGCCCACCGAAACCAATCGGCGAATGCCATCTTTCACATCCTGCCAAATCTCGTCTCCTCTTTGAGATTTGGAAAATTTCACGGTGGCCCTGCACTTTTTGTCAGAGTCAACCCTGGATGAAATCACGACTCCTATTTGATCGTATGGGTCATGATTCAAAAGCAACGGGTGCGCGTCGTTGAGCCGGGATAAATCCACGTCCGGCGCATTGCACGAAAGCACTTCGCGATATTCCTTGTCCTTGCGGAAGTCATAGCGAGTTACCGGAGTCTCACTTGCGAAGGATAGCTCTACCGTGCGGGCTTTCTCGTCAACCGACGCTTCAGCTCTAAGCTCCCTGCGGAGTTGTTCTTTGTCATCCCACCTGGACGAAATATCATCAGCCCCCGGACTTCGCTCGGCGGTTTCGGCGGTGGTAGTTGTTCCTTCCACCGCTTCAATAGGTTTGGGCTCATCGTTCATTCTTCATCCTTTCGCTGGTGTCAACGGTTTCTTAGGGTCATCCGGCTTATCGGGTGTTGTTTGCTGACTGTTCGCCTGTTGCCCGGACTCATCGTCAAAGTCGATGCCGTGTTGCTCGGCTAAATCCTCATCGGCTTTAATGTCCGCGAAGGTGGCCTCAATATCCCCGCCGTTCTCCGCGATCATTTCACGCCGCGACTTGAATCCTTTCTCGACTGCCAACACTTGCGCCTGGAGGTCTGCCAGAGGGTCAACCCATCCCCACCGTCTCGGCTTCCATTCCGGGTTATTCCATTTTGCAATCTTCGACGCGGGCAGGGTGATTTGCCCATCGGTGAGCAAAGACCATGAGCTAACCGACTCAAGCCACGATTCAAATACTGGCGTAATAAACCAGTTGATAAACCAGTTTTGAACGGTTTTCCATTCTTCGCGCTCCTCAAGTAAACCGGCTCGAATGCTGGAATAATTCACGGATTCCAGGTCATTGGCGAGCGAGGTGTAAGACACCCCCAAGCCTGCGGAGATTCCGCGCAAGGTCGCCTTCACGAAGTCCTTAAACCCAGCATTAGGATGCGTTGGGTCAAATGATTTGAACGTGTAGCCATAGGGCAACTGTTCGATGTTGCCAGGGGTGGCATTCATGTATTTGTTACCCTTGGCGTCTGTCGGTCCAGTGTAGCCAAGCCCAGCCGCGTTCGATTGAGCTTCGAGGAAGCCCATCTTACAAGCGCCTAGGCGAGCGGCCACAACTTCCGCATGCTCATAAGCATTTAGGTGATTAAGCCTGGTCATTGCTGTTATCAGCCACGGCACGCCGGTTGACTGTCCAACCCTGTCGGGCATAAACAGGTGAATCATTTTGTCAGCCGTAACGCGCTCCCTCCACGCCGGACCACTCATCCCGGTTCGCGGTTGGTAAAGCTCGCCCGGGTGCTGGCGGAGGACGTGGTAAGCGGTAACGCTGCCCTCTGCTGAGTATTCAACACCTAGCCTTATTACAACCCCGTTGCGCTCGGTGGCGTTGAAGTCAGTATCAAGCTGGTCTGACTCGATCAACTCAATGCAGAACTTGTGCGGGTGATTACTGAGGAAATGCTTTCGGATGAGGATTGACCCATCCCGGGCCACGCTTTCAAGCGCGATGCGCTGCACGTCAACCCAGCATAGCTGCTTACCGAGCGTGCAATTCTTTGCGCGTCCCCATCCCCACCACATATCTTCGATGATGCGATTTGCACGTGTGTCGTAGCGTTCACCCCATTGGCCGGTCTCCGGATCTTTGAACGGCTCGCGGATCTTCATTTGCAAACCGATTCCGTTAGCGCCGAGAACGTTATTGTTTAGGAGTTTCGCATACCGGCGAACATAGTCGTTGTTATTCCACAGGTCGCGGCATCGACCGCGCAACATCTTGAGGCTAGAGCGGATTTCGGAATCAGCGTTTCCGCCTACGCCGACCCAGTCCTCGGTCAGCCTGGATTGCAGAGCCCCGTAGAAATCACGCTTGGCAGTATCCTTCGGCGGGCCATAGAAGAAGTTCCGAAAGTAAGATAGGATGCTCATGGTGTTTGAAACCTGACGAGGATCTGGTTGCCTTCGCCTCCATTGGCCTGGACCTGCTCTTGCCTGACTATGCTCTCGTAGTATGCCTTTGCTTCGAGAAGTTCACGGAAGGTCATTCGAGAGATTGACTGGCCCGCGATTGTGGTGTTCAACACGTCCCGGCTTGCCTTGCCTTCCAGTGTGGCGTTAATCGCTTCCAGAGCCTTCTCCGCGTGCGTGCGCGTGTCGTAATTTTCAACCTGCGTCGAAAGGTCCGCGTTAACGGTGAGGTTGCCACTCCACACGGTGAAACGTTGCGTGCCGTCGGTGGCGTAGCTAACACCTTTGTATGCGCCTGGAGTCCATACGAGCGTTGTGTCCTTATCGACTGTGAAAGCGTGCGATGATCCAGAGGCGGTTGACGTGAAGGAGATTAACGCGCCGTCCTTCTTCCGAAACTCGTAAGTGAGACTCCAACCCTGGTCTGCCGGGTAGTCGCCCACCGAGATCGATAAAAGCAAAGTGTCCCCCGCGTAAATCACGGAGGGCAGAGCTGTAAGCGTTGTTGCCGCCATTCTATCATGGTGAGGCTGTCAACGGTTTAGCTCTGCATTTGGTTGCGGGTGTTTGTCGTTTGCCGATTCGCGGAGTAGTCCATCGAATCACCGCGAAGTTCCTGCGGTAGATCGAGCCGTTAACCGGCCTGGGTGAATCGCCTTTACCGTTCATATCAGAGCTTTGGCCTGAATATGATTATAGCTACCGGAAACGGCCACGCTTGTCCGTTCTCGTTTTTTACTCTGCCTTTAGGAAAACGTATATCTGAAGCTTTGGCGGCGAATTGATGCCACCGTTCAGTATCGACTCTAGCGGGAACAAAGCATACAACAAGTGCTCCGTTTTCTTTTGATTCTGAATACGCCTTCCTCATCCAAGGGTATATCTCTTTTCCGTATGGTGGATTCATGAACACGCGCTCATCGCGCCACGATTTCGATAGCCCATCCTCATTTGGTGTATAGTGCTTTTTGCATTTTGCGGTTTTATGCTC